TTGCCCCGGCGGCACCAGTGTTCCTGGCGGAAGTTGTCGGTGATGTTAACTTCCAGGTGCTTGGGGGTGACGAACACCAGGTAGCTGTCGATGAAAACCGGGATATCCAAACCACGCTCTCTCAGCTTGCTCTCGATCCGAGCCTTCAGCAGTCTACGCTTAGCAGACATCTTGTCGCCGATGGACTCGTTGTGGTAGGACTCGCTGTTGGAGTACAAAAGTCTTCCGTCTTCGCCGATGGTGATGTGGTGCTTGGCGGACTTAACTTCCACCACGATGATGCCGTTGTCGGTAAGGATAACATTATCAATCTCAGTCTCGGTCGCCTGGTCGGCAACATAAACATTGCGGAAGTCCCGGAACAAGGGCCGGTTTACAAAGGTCAAGGAATGGGAGACTTCATCTTCAGCCCGCTTGCCGGACATATGAATTGCGATCTCCTTGTCAAGGGCCTTCAAGCCACGGAGACCGGTGATGAACTCGGGGTTGGTGTTGGTGCCATTCTTACGAGCATTGCTGGAAATAGCTGCGATGACCTCGTCCATTCTGGCACTCTCGTCATCGAGGATCAGCTGACCTGCGAAACGCTGAAACTTGAGCAGCTCTTCGATGTACTCTTCGCGAGAGAAACCGTTGCGAGAAAAAATGTCGTTGGCTTCCAGGGCCTTCTTCAGTTCGGTTGCATTCATAGTAGTCATAGTAAAGTTCCTTTCTAATTTAAGTTTGTGTTGATATCTTAATTGCTCTTCTTGTGATTCTGGATTTGCTGATGCTTGATTTCGACGCTTACGCCGATTTGTTTTGCGTAATCAGGATTCTGCCGGAGCTTTTCAGCTAGGTGTATTGCAAGAATCCTCTTCTTAACACTCATATGACCACTCCTTTCTTGTGCTGGGGTGTTATTGATTACATGCTTATGATACAGTTTTTGGGGTGAAGAATAAATGACAGTAGGTGCAGAGTGAGGTCATCTATTTCCACACTAAATGCAAAAAAGGCACCTTGGCGAAATGCCAAAGTGCCTAGTATGAAATATTTTACTTTCCAGTCAGCGCGTTATATTGCTCCATATTAATCTTTCCGGTGGCAAGCATCTGTTCAGACCATAACTGCAGGGTTTCGACCGTAATCGAAATGCGTTCGAGTTCCTGCTGAATATGTATAAAGTCTCTAAGCTCGTCATTATCAATCACGCCGTCGGCAGCAATGTCAATCAGTCTAGTGGTTTGCCGTTGCATAGAGTTCAGTGACGCAAGCATTTCCAGAACGATTTGGGATAGGTCCTTAATCTTGATTTCTGGTACATACTCTTTACCGATGGGACACTGCTGGGAACAATAGTAGTTGCACAATGTGGGCGCTTTATATCTTTCTGCCATAAGGAGGACTTCATCCGGATGGGGCAGGAACTTCTCGTTTTCAATTCGTTCAATTCGCTCAGGGGGAATAGTTTCCAAAAGCTCACTAGCAGCTTCTCGGCTAAGCCCTGTAGCTTCTCTGGCTTGCCAATATAAATTCTTATTTTCTTTTGTTGAAATGCGCGCCATGATCATACCTCCCCAAAATCAAAGTACCAATATGCTGATGGTGAAGAAAATTAACTCAATAACATATGTAATATAGTCGAGAGCCTTTCCGTCATCATCTAGCCGTTGTTTAAACAGATCGACCAAGAACCAAAAGGGAGTCAAAAACAATCCCAGGATCTCTTCTGCAATATGGGCAAAGATAATTACAAAGATGTTGTCGGATTTGAAAGATAAGCCTTCACCACCATCTCCGTATTTGGTGGCAAAAGCGCCAATAATAGCGATGGGGATAAATAAGACACATGCCCAAAATAGAAATGCTAGAAAGAATGTAGAGTAACTTGTAACATTTAGTTTGGCATCCCATATAGCAGCAAATGTGGTTTTGCCAGTACATAGACATATAATAGTTGAAATCAAGCTATAAAAAGAAACCTCATGAAACTTTCCAAGAATCGACATATCTTATCCCCCCGTCAAGGAATACTGTTGATATTGCTCGAAAAAAAGCTTTAATATTTTAGCATAAATTGAGACGGTTTTCAACATTATGAATAAATTAGTCAAAAATTTATAGAAGCCGATTTATATGCTATTAGTAATTACGGAGTTAGCCGTCAATTTTTTGCCCATCAATGAACCGAAAAACAATGCGACCATTGTGGTACACCGTGGCGGTATCTATAACTTCAAGCCAAAGCCGGGGATCGAACTCGGTGAGGTCTCCCTGGCTTTCTTCAATCCGCTGAAAGAATTGCTGAACTGCCTTGCTGCGGTCAATCTTTTCCTGACGAGCTTGTTCCGCTTCGGCAAGCTGTGCTGCAAGTGCGTTGTACCGACTATCCAGGTCACCATATCGGCTTTCGTATTGAGATTGATCCTGAGCCGTGGCGGCATTCTCGGAAACAAACCTTCTAGTCATTGAGATGACCACCTCGATTTCATTTTGAAGGCTTGCAATGGTGGCATCTAGCTCAGTGGTGTCGGTTAGGTAGTTGAGCATCAGCTGGCAATCTTCCAGAAGGGCATCCTTGTTTGCAAGCAAAGCGTTATATGCCTTGAGGAACCGGCTGTGGATCTCCGCTTCGGATAAGTGCGGTGTCGAACACTTTTCACCCTTGAACTTATTGTTGCACTGCCAAATTACCCGGCGGTATTTGCTTGTGGAGTTCCACACCTTTGCACCGTACAAGCCACCGCAATCGCCGCAGACAATCCGGGAGGAAAGCACATTGGCACAGCTGACGCTACTACCCAAAGCCTTACGCCGTTTGATCTCCGCCTGCACCCGGTCGAAGAGTTCTTTGCTGATGATGGCCGGGTGGCTATTCTCTACATAGTACTGTGGGATCTCACCTTCGTTGGGCTTCATTTTCTTTTCCAGGAAGTTAAGGGTGAACTCCTTTTGTAGTAGGGCGTCACCCTTGTATTTTTCATTGGAAAGAATGCTCTTGATCGTGGAGTCTGTCCACTGCACTTTGCCTCCGGGGGTGAGGGTGCCTTCAGCTGTTAATCGCCGAGCAATGGCGCCGGGGGTCAACCCCATCATAAATAGGTCGTAAATGTACACCACCGTCTTGGCTTGCTCCGGAACGATTTTAGGCAATCCATCCGGTCCCTTCTCATAACCCAGGAACCGGCGGTAAGGGAGGCTGACCTTGCCATCAGCGAATTGCTTTCTCCGACCCCAGGTAACATTTTCCGAGATGCTTCGGCTTTCCTCCTGGGCAAGGGAGGACATAATGGTGATCAGCAGTTCTCCCTTGCTGTCCAGGGTGTAGATGTTCTCCTTTTCAAAGAATACCTCCACACCGTGATCCTTGAGTTTGCGGACCGTTGTAAGGCTGTCCACGGTATTCCGGGCAAAGCGTGACACACTCTTGGTCACAATGAGGTCGATTCTCCCGAAAAGGGCATCTTCAATCATGCGGTTGAAGCCGTCTCTGTGCTTGGTCATAACTGCGGAAATGCCTTCATCTGTGTAGACATCCACGAACTCCCAGTCCGGATGCTCTCGGATGTATTTTGTGTAATAATCGACCTGGGCTTCATAACTGGTCAGCTGTTCCTCACTGTCCGTGGAAACACGAGCATAACCTGCGACTCTGCGTTTGCGTGAGGCGTTCTTGGGGATGCCCGTGTGTAGATGCAGTGTTGCCGGTATAACGGTCACATTTTTTACTGCCATTGCCTTGCCTCCTCGTGTCTTTTCTTTGTTTTTTCTCCGGCAGCACTTCGCATTTCCGGAGTCCAACTCTCGGCTCGTGAACGGTCCTGCCAGGTTCGTTCTTCGGTGCTGCCATCGTGGAAGTGATATGTGATTCGATTACCGGAAGAAACGGTAATGGACTGAACCTCTTCTTGGAAGGCAACCTCGTCAAATTCGTCAAGCCCTAACACCTCGGTGGTTATCATAAAAAGAATATCTTCCGGGATCTGCTTGGAACTGCAATAGGCTTTCCCAAGGGAGTTATAAGTTGTGCAGATCCAAACCGCACCGTTTTTTCGTGCCTTCCTTCGGTAATGCTTTCCGCAACCACCGCAGACAATCTTGGCAGTGAAAGGATAGGTGCCGGTTGTGATTTCACCGCAGTATTTGTCTGCCCTTCGTAGGATTTCCTCTTGAACCAACAAGAAGGTAGCCATATCAATGATTGCCTCGTGCGTATCGGTAGCGTGGTACTTGGGTAATTCGCCTTGGTTTACGAGAGTCCGCTTTGTTAAGTGGTTCTCTCGGTAGACACGCTGCAAAAGAAGGTTTCCGGTGTATGTGTAGTTCCGGAGGATTTTGCAGATGCTTGTCCGGCTCCACTGATTTCCCATCTCTGTGGAAGCCCCCATTTCCTTTAAGCTCCGGATGATAAGGGGGATGCCGTAGCCGTCCAGGTAGAGCCGGTATATTTCTTTTACGATGGCTGCCTCTTCCGGGACAACCCGGTACTTCCCATTGTCATATCGATAGCCGAGCATCGCACCCTTCCAGGGCATTCCATTTTGAAAGTTGTGCCGGATACGCCACTTTTGATTGTCGCTGGCAGATCTGCTTTCCTCTTGTGCGTAAGACGCCAGGATGGTGAGCATCAGCTCTCCGTCTGAACTCAAGCTGTGGAGATTTTGCTCTTCAAAGTAGACGTCAATGCCGAGGTTTTTGAGTTCTCTAACCGTTTCCAACAAGGTCACGGTATTTCGCGCAAACCTCGAAATACTCTTGGTCAAAATCTTATCGACCTTACCGGATCTGCAATCTTCCAGTAGCCGTTGGAACTCCGCACGGTTATCCTTGGTGCCGGTGAGAGCCTCATCTGCGTACACGCCTGCAAACACCCAACCGGGATGCCGTTGGATGTATCCGTTGTAGTGGCTGACCTGTGAAGAAAGGGAGTGGAGCATCGCATCCTTACCGGAGGAAACTCTCGCATACGCAGCAACCCTTGTAAGAGACGGCATAACCGTCTTGGAAGGGTTAATCTGTCGTATGATTCGTGCCATTGATATCACCGCCTTTTGGTATTGTTAGTGCCATATTCGCTCTAACTTCCGGAAATATCAAGGGATTTTGGCAACATATTGTTGACAAATCTATGCTGTGTTTTCTGGCGATGATGTCACTAATTGCACAGTATTCTTCGGCGGAAATAAGCCCCCGTTTCAGCAATCCAAGAGCAAGCGTCATCGAAGCTCGATAGGCAACAACTGCTTCTTTCATGGGGCCACCACCTTCCTCCGGTGGCTGTAATAGCAGACTCTGGAACAGAACCGTTGTTTAGGCTTTCCGTAAACAGTGAACGACTTTCCGCAGACCTCGCAGGTCAAGTTGTGAAACGCTTTCTTCTGAACCAGGACACGGTGACTGTTCCACCAAGCCATTCTACACTTGTCGTTACAGAACTTTTTGCTAGGGTGGTTCTTGTTCAGTGGGGCACCGCAGTGCTTACAACAGTTGATGGTATAGTTTTCTGCTTTGACCGGATGGTTCTTGCAGTATACCTTCAAAGTGTTGGGCGACAGCCCTAGTTCGGCTGCAATCCGACGGTAGCCAAGACCTTGCTTTTGCAAAATCGTGATCCTGGCGATCTCATTTTTTGTCATACAATGACCTCCTTCCGAGGGGCTTCCTCAAAGGTAGGCCACGAAAACAGCAAAAGTTGACGGTCCCGGGAAAACTCTTTTTTCTTCACTTATCGGAAGGAAGGTTGCAAGATGAACATTGCAAAACGAGAAAAAGGGGTTGCAAACTTAAAAATACAGATATCAATGTGAAAAACACAGAAAAACAATGATTTTTCGTGATTTTCTGAATGTTTTCGCAAAAAAGAAAGCAAGGTTGCAAAATGGACAAAATCCGATTGCAACCTTGCTTTTTGTGTGGATTAGAAATTAAGCCTCTTTCTTTTGGGCACCAGCCTCAAAACTCTTTTTATATATGTCCTGGGCGTGGAGGCCGGTCAGCATTGCTAGGGCAGCGTCCCATCCCTCGGAGTTAAGGTCCCGTAAAGTGTCGAGAACCTCTTGCTCGTCCTTGGACAGATCCGGCTTCACGGCAATGGGATGAGGGTCTTCACAGAGACCGAGGAGGTAGTCTGCGGACACATCAAGCATCCGGGCAGCCCCGGCAACGATGTCCCCACGGGGGATGAGGCCGGTCTTGGAAAGCGTAGAAATGGTAGACTTGGTGCAACCGATGGCGTCGGCTGCTGCTTGACTGACAGGGGCGATGCCTTTTTCCTGGCAACACCGGGCGTAACGATCGTAAAAAGTCATGGTAACTCCTTCCTCACGCGAAGAAAGTCCAACAAAACTTACTCGCGGCTCTTGACAAGTGCAGTGAAAGTAACTATAATAAAGCCAAGAGTTCAATATATTTAACTTTTAGCGGTATGTTTTGCCTCAAAATAGGGGGATTTTGCCATTTTTAGGCATAGTTATACGAAATAATAATATCACGCAAGTTAAAGAAATTCAACTAAAAAACACAGTTTTTTGTCGACAGTTCAAAAATTTTTTGGGAGGCATTATGATCGACCAATGGACAGCTGGGGTTATTACTCAGCTTCGTATATTAGGTGTTTCACAAAAAGCACTTGCACAGCTGTGTGGATACACGGAGCCTTATATGAGCCAAATCCTCCGTGGACATAAGCAGACACAGCAAGCACGTGAAAAAATTGAGCAAGCTCTCTATACATTAAAAAATAGGAACAAGTAGATTCCGGAGGATCGCAAATGAACGAACATAGCAGGGGGATATACGAGTTTGTATCCCAAGTCCAGGCGAAGCCGGTTGATTGGCTTTGGTATCCGTATATTCCCTGCGGAAAGCTAACCTTGCTACAAGGCGATCCAGGAGAAGGCAAATCTACATTTATGCTGAACATCGCCGCCTTGCTTACCCGGGGAATGGATATGCCAGACGGCTACAAAATAGAAAAACCGCACACGGTGGTTTACCAATGTGCGGAAGATGGTATGGCAGACACCATTAAGCCTCGTTTGATGGCTGCCGGGGCCGACTGCGATAGAATCGCATACATTATTGATGATAACAGTGAGCTGACCCT